CTGCTTCTGAGGAGGCACTACTAACAATCGAACCGTCTACTAAGGCACCTCTACCAGCGTCTCCAGCAGCGTATCCATAGGGGTCACTAACAGAAGTAGTGCTACCCTTTGTAATTACGCTACAGCGTTGAATATAAGGTCTTCTTCCACCATTATCTACAATGTAAGTAGATGCTAATCTAAATGCGTATCCTGTGTCATTTGTTGCGTTATAATAAAAATCTTTTACACAAAGATCCTCAATATTACAGTCACCTTGAATTAAGAATCCATCTAAATCATTTGTGGGAACTGTTGGTTTAATAAATGTTGATTTTAACCCAGCACCTTTAACTGAAACTCCAACAGGAATGGTTAAGGGAAAAATTTCATCAAATGTTCCTGATGAAACTAAAACAGTATCACCTAAACTAGCATAATTATCCAAACAATACTTTAAAGTTTGAAAAGCAGTGCTTGGAGTTTTACCCCAAGCATTTGCTCCTGTAGTTTCCCCATGTCTAGGATTTACAGAACCAAGTGTTGCCTTGTCTGTTCCATTTTTTGAAACATACCAAGTATTCCCAACTCCATCAGTGATGGAACTTGAGAACATGGAAGGAACGATTTTTTCATCGTTCGGATCCGCATTGGCAATCTCCTCGATAGTACCCGCATTGTTAACAAATAGGGTTCTATCGACAATATTAAGGGCGACTTCCTTATCTGTAAGATCAGAAGTCGTCGGAGCTGAGTTCGGAGTTAGGGATCTCTTTAACTTGATTCTGCTTGCCATTTATAGCATTCTCTGTTTCTATAATACTATTTAACCGATTTGATAAATCTTTATTTCTCGCCTCTAATACAATATTTGTAAGAGTCAAGTCAGTTACCTTTTTTTGTAAGGTAGCAATAAGGACATTTACATCTAATTCATTGTTCATTGATTAACCTCAGGTGAATGTTCCCCCATCAATGGTATCAGTCCAGACGGGGACCCCAGCAGCAGTAACTGTCAGGATCTGGAATGATGTAGCAACGTCAGGACCAACGCCTGGGTTTGCCATGTTTGCAGCAGCGGTCTCTAAGAGTTCGCCAGCTCCATTACCATAAAGAATACCTTTGCTGTTGAACTCAGATCTTCCAGTACCACCATGCTTTACAGCAAGGTCAACATCAAGTTCAAGATCGCCCAGTAAAACTGTGCCTCTCGAAACTGTGATAGCAGTTACTCTTAACTGGAGATCATCTACACCAGCAACACCCCCAATCAAATTGCCAGTAATGGTTAGCAGGTCACCTTCTTGATAGTAGGTTCCATTGCCAGTAATGGTAATATTACCAATTAAGATAGCACCTGCTGCATCTCTAGCAACAGTAACTTCAAGACCAGAACCTTGCCCACCAGTTGGGTTGAGATTGGTATATGTCTGATTCGCTGCACCTACAAGAGTAGTTGATACTTCATAATCAAGATCACCCTGCTCAATCTTGACAGATTGTACAGCACCAAAAGTATGAGTGAAGATGTTATTAGTATTAGTGGCATCCTCAATAAAGGTGAATGCCCCTAAACCATCTTCACCAGCAGTTCTATCAAAACCAAAGAAACCTTGTTTGATGGTAGAACCATTGTGGTATGAATATTGAATACCACGATCCATTCCATCATTGGATCCCTGGGTTACACTAACGTAATCTCCTGTGGAACCAGCACTAGAAAGACCACCACTAAGATTTAATGTAGTGGTTTCAAATACAGTTTGATTTGTTGCATCTTTTACGAGATCAACTGCTTGTGGCGTTCCAGTATTACCATCTGTAAGTTGACCACCTTCATAGAAAGCACTTTCTCTTAAAGAAAGAGCAGAAAGTAAAGTGATTCTTACAGTAGATGCAGTTTGTGTTTGGAATGTACCAATCTGCTGATATACACCACCATCATAATGGTAAACTGGATCCCCAATAGAAGGAGCACTGCTAAATCCAGAAGCAGTATGGAATACTACTTCAATTGAAGTGATATTTCTTCCACCAGATCCTACAAAGTCACCAGTGACCAAACCACCAGTAGCAATTCCACTAGGATTATCTACATTGATTGTAGTTGATGATGCCAGAGCATCTGCAGTCAATGCTTTTTCTGAAGTTGTATCGCCAATGTTGAATACAGGATCATTGACTGTCATCTCAGTTGAGTTAACAGTTGTGGTTGTACCAGCGACTTGAAGGTTACCACGAATGATCAGATCACCAGCAGCATCACCACTTCTTGGGTCTGGGTCAAGAATTAACTGACTACCAGCGTTTGTGGAAATTGTATTTCCATCTAAACGAATATTATCAAGGTTAAACTGACCAGTTTGAGTAGTAGTACCTGTTACAGTTTGGGTTCCAACAACAGTAACATCGGCGTTGAATGTTGTTGTTGATTCAACTGTTAAAATATCTGTTGCATCAGTACCAAGAGTTACATCATTATCAACAACCATGTTGTCGATCCATGCAGTGGAGGCAACCCCAAGACCACCAGCAATCTTTACTGCACCAGTAGTATCACTGGTTGCATTAGTAGTATCATTAAATTGAAGTGCAACTCCATTATCAAAGGTCCAATCAGCACCATCTACTCTAACAGTATCGGTGTTTAATTCGTCATAACGAATGCCACCATCTCCGTCAGTACCAAACTGAATTTTGAGATCGTCATCTAAACGAAACTCAGGAGTGTTTACACCAACACGATCTAACCTAAGAACGTTTGCTACTTCATCAAATCTAAATTCAATATCTCCAGTAGTACCGAACTCCAGTTCTTGACTGTCTTCTACTACAAGCTTACCTGTACCGTTTGCTCTGAAGATTAAATCAGTATCAGTAGTATCAGTTTCAACTACGTTAGCATCAATATTAACATCATCAACTCTAAATCTATCTACCTTTGAGTTACTATCTGTAATAACTCCTGAATCTGCTGTCAGCGTACCATGTACGTGATCCAGCATATCGGTGAAATACTTACCACCAATAACCTGAACAGTGGTATTATTATCACCAACAAAAACTCTATCGCCACGGTTAACCTGAGTACCAGCACCAACCGTTACTGCAAGTTCACCGAACTCTAGCGAAGCAGGTACTGTCGTACCCGTACTTCTTTTAATTAGGATGGTTGATGCCATCAGAATGATCCTCCGTTAACTGTTACGTTGTTTAATACATTTCCTGTTTGGAACTTTTGAGATGCTGAATCATAAATTAATAAGTATCCATCATCAAGTCCATTTGTCTGAGTATCAATATCTGCGAGATTTTGCAACGTCGCAGCACCACCAACAGCAACTCTAGAAACCTGGGGAAAATTTTGATCCCCAAATCTAATTCTAGCCATTTTAGATAGTTACTCCTTCTACTACTGTTAACACGCCCTCAAGGACTCTAGATTTAATGTCATCTGGAGCAGTGAGAACTACATCATAAACGTATTTACCAGGTGTCATGGCAGAAGTAACAGCATTGGATAAACTCAATTTCACTGCCCCTACAGCAGCAGGAGGAGTGATTTCAACTGTCATATCTGTCGAAGAGCTGCTTTCATAGTGCTTTTTAATTTTAGAAGCACCTGTATAATTAGTCAAATCAAAACTTGAACCATTATCTTTTGTCACATAAAAAGTGGTCTCAAAGTCAGCGCCTTGATATACTACAAGATTTGTTACCGCAGATAACATTACTGTGTTCCTACTTCATCAAGTATTTATACTACTAGTTAATTTAAGTAGTAGTTCCTTGATGTCTGAGATTTCCTTCTTTAATTCCTTAACTTCTTCTGCAGTAGTTTGAATTTGTTTCCTTTGTTGGGATTCTAACTTTCTCTGCTCGACGTATTTTTGGAAATCTGATTTATTTGTATTAATAATAGCACCTGTTGCAGGGTCACGAACTAAATCTTTGTGACCCTCTACAGGGATCATGCCAGAGCTATGCATCTTAAATCTTGTAATACTGGAGTTTCTGAAGTGTTTCTAGATCTTAATCTAATCTTCACTGCATATTTAGTGAAGGTATCATCTCCAGTCAATTCCTTAAGATATGAATACTCTTTATACTCCTCTTCACTCTTAGTTCCTGCATAGTCATTTGCAGTTAACTCTTCCCATGCAATATCATTTGGATTGGATTCATCACCAGTCAGAAGTTTAACATAAACATCGATATCAGTATTAGCACTGTTGAATGCAGTAGTCAAAATCTTCAATGAAGTGCATTCATTTGCGAGTGTGATGTATTTGGTGATGTAGTTGGCAGCATTAAAATCATACTTAGCACTTTGACCGATATTATAAGTACCGTTATCATTAAAGAAGTACTCATCATCAAAAGTACCATCAAAATCACAAATTCTATTAGCAGTAGTAATTACGCTAATTCGGTCTGTATCAATAACAGGACTTAAGTTATCTGCAGTACTTGACAGAGTAAATCTAAGTTCAAATGATTTTGCTTCAGACATCTGACGATCTTCGTTGATGCTAGATGCAATCAGTTTTGGTGTGGTAAACCAATTGTTAGCATTCAAATTAACCTCACGATAACTTCCATCTTTCAGGTATGACCTGTTTGTAGATGCCAATGAAGTACTTGTGGTTGGATCTGAGTGAGAAGAATCTCCAAGGGAAGTAGCAGACGTTGTTTTAATTTCAGCAACAAGTTCAGTACCTGGGAGTTCTTTATAAGAAACCATAGGTTCAATATAATTGTACTGAAGATTAGTACTTGCAGTAGCATTCTCACCACCAAAGGTTGTATTTAAATCATCAAGGTTTCTTCTAAGACCACCAAGATCAATTTGATAACTATCTAAAGTAATATACTTCAGGGATGAGTGAGTAGTATTAATCTTGGTCAGAGGAATACCATTCTTGACATATAATTCTACCTTCCACTTATCAGCAGATTTAAATCCCCCTGATGGAACTGATGCTGTAGTAATCTTATCAATCAACTGAATATAATACATTCCAGTAGTACCGTCAACGGCACTTACGGCAGATGGATCATATGAGTAGATATAATCTCCAATCTTTAAGTAACCTGGATTACTTGCAGATGGTGCTGCACCGAGGATACCATTTCTTGTAGGAGATACTGTTTGATCATAAGCAAGTTCAGTAGAATCTTCGTGGAAAAGATCTCTGTTGCCTTTTAATCTAATAGCATTATTTGGAATGCCTCCAGTTGTTCCACCTGCACCTACTTGACCATTCCAGTTAGAATACAGATCAGCATAAATTTCGGTACTAACTCCTTTAATTTCAACAAATGAAGCATTATCATACATGTTGTGGTTTGCATGATGAACCTTCATATATCCATTACCTGTACTTGTATTAGTATAGTTAATAGTTAATTCAATAGGATCAGGTCTGAGTTTCTTGAAGAACAGATTACCAGAATTGTCATTTACAAAATCAATTTGTGGTTTTTCATTGATCTTAAACTTACATCTGTAAATCTTGAACTTCATATCTTGATATTCAGCAGTAGTCCAAGTAGATGCGTTTTGAGATTTGAACAACACACCAGCATATGGTTGCTTAGAGATTCTCTCTCCACTCAAATCATCTTTACCCATTTCAGACAACCATACATTATACTCAACTGATGCAGTCAAAAGAACAAAGCAATACTCTTTTCTTTCTGCCAAATATACTGGCGTTGTGAATACAAATGTAGTGGATGCAGTAGCATCATCAGAAACAGATACATCAGATGGATCTTTATTGATTGTAGCAAGAACTGTAGGAGAAGGATATCCATTTACCATTTCTCTAATCTGCATGGTAACAGGCAGATTATCATCCTTAGTTCTGAAGTACACATCAATTTTGCTGATAAAACAACCACCTGCATTCTCAATTAAGAATGATTGTGCTAATGGGTCATACCAACCACTATCTCTTGTGCTAGAACTACTTGAGGTTACAATTCTGTTGTCAGTTACAGTATCCTGAGTAATCTCAGCGTTTCTAACCAGAAGAGTATCTGTCTGCTTAGACAAGATAGTTCCTCTTGCACTGTAAACTCCTTCAGCAGAACTATCAACAACTCCTGGAATTACTGAGTTTTCCTTACTATCAGTCAGTTTGAGAACTGAGTCACCGACAGCCCATCTAGGATTACCTTCAATATTTGGATCTGGAATGTAAACGCTAACACGAAGATTGCCCTTTTCATCTGCAATCAAACGCTTTTTAGTTACAGTTGCAGTAGCACCACTAGTAAGACCTAAGATCTTATCACCTTCCAGTAAGTATCCACCATAAGGAGATCCATCCAATTCATTCATAGATTCAATATTAATATTTAAGAATGTAGATGATGCTGTATATGCGGTTGCAGTAATAGCATTTCCAGTATATGGATCAACTTCATATGGTTTATCCAATCTAGCAATTCCTGCTTTTGGTGTGCTAAGAGTTGCTCTAAACTTTCTACCGCTAATAGTACCAGAAAGTGCAATATCTTCACCTGCTTGGAATGCACTACTTCCAGAAGTCATTTGAATACCAATGATCTTTGGAGTAGTATATGCCTCAACTGATTTACCCTCTAAGAATGGATAAACTCTTACATTTGGTTTTAATCTAAATGCTGTAGAAGCAATATTTCTAGATCTCTTCCATCTTGCATACTTGGTATCAACTACTCTGTCACCCAGAACAACTGTATCATAAGTAGGAGTGACACTAGATCTTACTCCACTTCTAGTTTGAGCAGTTGTTGTAGTGGTTGTTGTAGTTGTAACTTGTCTTACATAAGGGTGTTGATCTCTTCTATAGTTCTGAGTAGAAGATGAGGTTCTACTACCAGTCCATTGAGTTTCCCATGCACCCCATTCAGTTGGAGCAAATCCAGTATTAGGATCTACATCCATTGCATATAAAGTTGCTGCATAATCACCTTCAACTTCAGTAACAGTATCTGGTAATCTATTTTCGTCAATCCAATCATCAGATGCTGGGAAGATTTGCATCAAACCAACCCAAGACACAACAGCAAATGGGTTTACGTTTTCAGAAACTGCTGCATATGGTTGTTCAATAATTAATTGATCAGTATAATCAAGCATGATTAAATCACCCTTGATATAATTTGATGGAACGGTCTTATATGCTAAACTACTATTTGTTGTATAGTGCTGAGGTCTTAATTCTCCATGAGTACCACTGATAGAGCACTTATAGTTTGGATGACTAGGTTCTCCGATGTTATGACTGGTAAAGTTATCTACTAAGAATCCATTCTTTAATCTAGTGTTTCCGTTTGAATCGGTAATAAGAAGATTAGCAGTATCGGATTCAAGTAAACTCAACTGAGTATAATATTCAATATTTGTAATTCTTTTCTCTAAGAGACCGATGTCTCTCATTGTATATCTCTTATTAGTTGATCTTTCAAAAGTAACCTTACTTAAATCTCTAACATATGGTGGCATTGTAATGGTGCCAACTTTCATCGCATTTGCTAAAGATTCATCTGGTTTTGATGAAAGCAATGATGGAATTCCCTTTTTATTAACAAAGTTTCCATTCTTATCAAGGTAGAGGTCATCAATTCTTCCAAGATAATATTCAATGTCACCATCAGTAGATCCTGTTGGGAGTAAATACTGGTTGAACTTATAGTTTGCGTTTGTATAAGTTAATAACGTAGTGTTAGTAGCAATTTCAGTAGCATCAATAATGAATGGATCTACATAGTCACCATTTCCAGTAACTGCATTATTTTGATTGATTCTCCAATCAAGAACATTGCTCAGATATACTCTAGATTCATCTGTATCATAATATGGAATCTCATCATAAGTGGTGTCATAATAGGAGTTAATTGTATAGAACTGACCATCAACAACATCTTCAAAGTAATCAAATACTACCCATACCGTACCACTCAGAGCACTTTCACTTGATACTTTCTCTAAAGATGAATACTCAAAAGTATGATTGGTCTGACCATCCCTTAATCTATATCTAGATTTAATATTAACCCCACCATTGCCATCTACAGTACTAATATTTCTAGTTGTTCCTGAAGTTAATCCTTTAATTTCTTCGTTGTCAAGGAAAGTAATAGTGCTTACGTAAACAAAGTTTACTGTATTACCATCTTGTCTAATAATTCTTGCTTTTGCACCACTCTTTGCACCTTCAATGACTTCACCAATTTCAAAAGTTCCAGTTGCACCAACTAAAGTAACCTGTGGGATAACATCACTAATAGTAGCACCAGTATAAACTGCATGGACCTTATTTACTCTGGTTACTCCAAGAGGTAACAAGGTATCATTTACATCATACTTATCTGTAATATCTGTAAGTTTAACAATCCTCATTTTTTGATGTGAGGATAATGTCAGTGTAGGAACACTAATTTTCTCAGGACCGACTAAAATAAATGCAGCATCGCCAGATCCACTTCTACCACTTACAGTTCCAGTAAGAGTACCTGTAGTTGGATCTCCAGTAACAGTAAAGGTAAGATCTGAAGCATCTTCTCCAGCTAATCTTACAGTGTAATCACCAGAAGTTGTTGAGAAATACTCTCTATTCGAGATAGTAATGCTGTTACCAGAGGTAGTTCCAGCAGCATAAGTTAAAACTTGTTGTACTTTAAGATCTGAAATATTTTTAATTTCAGCATCTCCAAATACTCTAAAGAAGTGATCCTTTGCAGAACCAACATACTTACTAGCACTGCTGACTAGATCATAGTTAGTAGATCCAACAGTGATTTTTGCTATGTTAGTTAAAGTATTAGTGCCAGTAAAGGAAATATTTGCTAATCTTACCAGATTATAAGTTGATCCTTCAGTGTATGATTTGAAAATAGCATATCCAATTGTAGTTGAGGAGCTATTTTTTAAAGTAACAATTCTATCACCAGTAAGTTCACTATTTAAATCAGTTTGACTGATTCTGGTCGTACCTGCTAATCTAAATGCAACTCCTGCACCATTAGTACTAATAGTTTTGTTTTGTACAGATTCTGAAGTTCTTGGTTTTTCAATATCTACGTAAGTATTAGAAATAGTTTCAATTTCATATCCTCTTACGTATGCTTTACCAGGAGATACTACAACTTCAAATAAGTTGTTACTTGCAGTATTGTCCTGACTAGTTTTTTGACCTAAGTTGAAAACACCATTATTGATACCATTATCTAAGCACTCAGCAAAGGAAAATCTATATGGGTTTACTTCATAATCTCCAGATTCATCATAAGTTCTTCTTGCAAGAGTATCTTCTAATGTCTTTGCAATCTGTGCTTTAGATGTGCTGACAATTTCTTTAACAACACCATCTTCAATTTTAAGTAACTCAATAAAATCAGTAGCAGTCGTATCGTCTAAACTCTTCTTGACTAATACTGCTTGTAACTTTAATCTGTGTGCTCCAGGTGCAGAATAGTTAGAATATCCCTGTGCTTGATCATTAAGGGTGGGATCATCTTCTGGAGTTACAATCTCCTCTAGTACTTGAAGACCTACCTTATATGATGGATTTGTTCCAAATTGATCAAGAATAATTTCTTGCTCTTTAACAGTTACAAAGTAACCCTTGACAAAATAGATACCTGTTGTAATCTTAGCAGAAGAACCAACATGAGTTGATTGTGATGTAATACACTTAGCAAAATCAGTATTTGCTTGAATTACTGTAGTTCCAACAGAAAATGCCTGTTCAGTAATTAGAATCTCATCATCTAAAAATGTAGTATATTGAGTTTCTGTGGTTTCATCTGTAGACCCAGAATTAATATATTTGATATAAAGGGTGGTCTTACCTTTTTCTGATGCTTCGCTAGAGATAGCATTTACTACACGTGCTCTAACTCCAGAGGTATTTCCCTTGATTACCTTTCCTACAATGACAGGAACATTGTTAACCTGATTTGCTACAAGCAATCCAGAGTCAATTCCAAAATATTCATCTTCAACTAAGATAGCATTGTATGCTAAGTCATAACCAATCTGACCAGGGATGACCATAGCGCCATCCTTATAAATGCTAGACCCAAACTTCTCAACCTGATCCTGAAGGATAGATTGAAGTGTTGTTAGTTCTCTCGCCTGCAGGGGAAATCCTGGACGAAACAATACCTTATGGAAATTGTCGTTTACGTCAAAATCCTCATAATATGGAGGAGTGTTCAGATTAGTTGACTGGGGCATCTCTTTAGAACTCTAAAATAATTTTGAAATCTTCGGTCTGATCTTCTGCTCTGGAAATTGCATTCCTATTATCTATGTAGATGATATCTCCAGAACCCCTTACGACTTCTGGAGAAATTACAGATCCTGTGCTAGAACTGACAGTCCCTGTTGAGGAAGTGCCAACTTGAATAGTATCGCCCAATTCAAATGAAGTTCTAACACCATCACTATCAATACCATAATCTTGAATGTTCTCTTGTAAGAAATACAACTTAAATACTGTAGAACCATCAGTTTCATAGTGAACGACTGTTCCAGTGGCATATGGAGCAGTTCCTGAGGTTGTTCTGACCTGAACATCTTCAAAATCTTCAGGTGAATTATAAGAACTTAAATCTGCAGCCAAATTCATTACATTGGTGCCAATGGCAATATTAGTAATATTAGAATTAGTGAAAGTAGGATTGAGTAGTAGTCCAACTACAGTAAAATCGTTTTTGAATACAAAATCATCTGGTTCTAATTTTGTGTGCAACAATACTTTATTAGCACCTAATTCTTTTGCAAAATCTACTGCAATTCCTTCTTTCTGAGAAATAATAGCTTTAAGTGATGCGCCTGTTCCAGTACCAGTGGTAACAACACCTTGAGAATCTACAACCTTAGTAGTATCAATCTGACCGTAAGTATATCCAGATCCTGGGTTAATCACTTTTAACTTAGTGATTCCACCATTTTCATTGGTTGCAATTACTCTAACTTGAGCATTTTCACCATCGCCTACAATATTAAAAGTATTTCCAATGATATATCCACTTCCAATTACTCTATCTCCATTTGAATCGAGATTGATGTCTACCTTGTAGATTGCTCCTCCATAATTTGAAGACGAATCAATACTATTAGAGGTTTGAACTGTAGAAGGAATGGGAATATATTCATCACTCTTAAACTTTTCAAAATCATTAGCATTGATAGTAAACATGTACTTCCATGTATACCCATCAGAAAGAATAAATGGAGATTGTGATGTAGATGATGGTTCTACAGTAGATGCTGAATTATTATTGTTGTCAATACACTTGTAAACTTTATACTCTGAAGTTACTACGTAGAAATTAGTTTCGTACAGTTTTACTTCGTTAGAAAATCCTTTAATATATGAAATTTGACCATTTGTAGCACTTTGGATGGATCCAAAATCATGGCGATAATAGTCATAAACGTTTCCACTCAACCACTTATTATTTCTAATAACAGGTCTAATTTCTGATGAAGGGATCTTTTTCAATCCAATCATTTGATCATAAATATCAAATTCCTTTTCTTGGTTATCAATTGGGGAATTTGGAACACTAGTGGCATTACCAGTTGAAGGATCCGTCCAACCTCTTGGTCTAGCAAAAAACAACCACAGTCCTGTGGTGTTTGCGTTGCTATCCGTTTCATCTGCGAATACTCTTTCCCTAAAACGTTGGGCAAGTAGTACTCTAAATTTATCAGTTAATATAGCTGCCATTTCTTAGAAACGTTTTCTTTTTATTTATAGGACTAGAAATTATATTCAAATTCATCACCAACATTAATTTGTTGGTAAGCATTAATCAAATCATCAGTGGTAACATTATGTGTAATGCCTCTGCTGGTAGTGATTGGGGTACTTGTTGTAATTGGATTTGCAGGATCATCAAGTTGAACATACAGATATCTTACTGTTGACGCACTACCATCAACAGTTTCTCCTGCAGTGTAATTAATTACAGTAGCAGTTTTATCAGTATCATAAGTAATCGTTGGATTTACCACAGAAACCTGTAGTTTGACTCCTGCAAATCCATTTAGGAATACTTCTTGAGCATCTAGATATCCACTACCCTGATTTACAACTTCAACGTCAGATACAACACCAAAAGTTACAGTTACATTTGCTGTAGCACTATTATTAGTTACATTACCATTTTGGTCTTTTGCTTGTACTTGAACGTTATTAGTTGTTCCATTGGGGAAATTGGTGCCTGGATCAACAATAATCAAACTACCAACTTTTTCAAATTCAACCTCATTGAGTGTTTGGAATGTTTCATTAGCAGCACTCGTATCTAATTGAATAATCTGATTGAATGGCAAATCATAACCAACTAAAGCATTAGATATTAAATCTACGTCAGCACCGATCAAGTTATGTGTCTCCGAACCCCCAGTCGCAGTGACTGAAATGGCATTGGTAGACGCAATATAATCAGCTAAAGTTGGATATAAAATAATTGACCACTGATCGTTTTTGGAAACATAATAAGTTTCACCATTGGTCAACCCAGTCAGATCACTATTTCCATTATTATCATAAACTACTGTAGATCCACTGGTCAATGAATGTGAATTGAATGAATCAGTATTGTCAGCAAGATAAATTAAAGTTCCACTAATATTAGTCGATGAGTCAAAACCATATGTAGTTGTTTGTAAACTACTTCTTGCAGCAAAGTTTGAGTAGGTAGTATTTAAATGTCTTTCTGGGAAAGAAGAATTGGCAGCAAGATTAATAATAGAGAATGAATTTGCATCAGTTTCAGTTGGGAGAGCATCTGAAATATTTTGAAGAACAATACTTGAAACTGGCAAAGTATATCTTGTTCTACCAGTTAATGGGAAAGAATTTCCATTAACACTTAAAATAGGAGATTTCAGAGTTCTTCTAACACGTAAAGTTTCTCTAATATCTTGGGACTGATATAAGTTGGTCAAATTCCAACCCGTATCTCCATCGTTAAGAACAAAACCTACATTGGGATTAGGATTGACTTTTCCAAATGAAGATCCAACCGACAATAGATCAGAACTTAATACTAAGTTCACATTTCTAGGTGCTCTCTCATTATCTTGTTCAATTACATCACCTCTTTCTACGGAAGGATCCACGTCAATTACTTCATAATCTTCATCAGAACCAACATAAATGTAACCTTCAAAATCAGATCCTTCTTTTGGTGGAGACGTAAATTCAACAACACTACCAAATAACTTGTAAGATACTAAACTTTGTGGATATGCAGCAACTCTTCCTGACTCTTGTGTGGAAGGAATCTGTAAAGATCCGTCAATGAATATGATTAAGTTAGCAGAAATATTTGCTCCCGAACGTGATTTAGCAATCAAACTGAATACCTCATCGTTTGTAGGATTAATCAAATTAAATGCCCTATCAGATCCATTAAACAATGGGGACATATCCTTGATTTTTTGAAGTTCTCCAAGATAGAACGCATTGAATGGAGCATTTTCTGGAGGTGCTTCACTAAACGTAAGGACCGAATATTCATCACCACTATCTGGAGTTCCATCTGGATCTACTAAATTAATCAAATAAGATTCATCGGCACCTTTTTTCTGAAGGATACCATTAATGATAACAAAAATATCTTTATCTGATCCAATGTTAATGTTTGTTTTATTTTCTTTTAGTTCAAACGTTGTTTTTTGTCCATCAAATCCACGTCTAAAAGATACAACCTCTAAATCGTAAGGAGTGATTTTTTCAATAGACCTATTATCACCATGAGTTTTAATAAGTGTAGTTAATGCACCACGCTCAACAGTTAAAACATTTGTAGCAATGTTTGTAATTTTGACAACTTCAACATCGTCAATTACAGCATAATCATTTTGGGCAAATATTGATCCATCAGTTACAGTGATTTCTGTATCAGTTTCCAATACCCCATATGGTTCATTTAATGTTGTAACTGTTCCAGTTCTTGGAGACGAGATAATACCACTTAATGGAAGATCTCCATTTTGGAAAGCATCGTCTCTATCTGGAGCAGTAGTTTCAATTTGATTGAGAATTAACTCATAATGAATAAAATCAATAGAAGCATTAATATTAATATTAATTGTTACCGTTGATGCACTGATATTTTCAATCGTAATTACATTAGTAGTATAATTAACAGCACTAATTTGAAGTTCATCATTTGCTGAACTTGTCATACCAAAAGCAGCATTAAACTTAACTAAATCTCCAACAAATGCTCTTGTTGCACTTGTAACGGTAATATCAAAAGTGCTACCTGCAGTGATTGCAGTATTGGTAACTCCATTTGTAACTAATAATCTAGATGTGGTAGTAACCTTATCTGCAATAACCGCAGAAGATGTTGATGTGGTAATATAATCGCCAACTACAAAATTCTCTGGATTTGCAGCAACATGAAGTAGATTTTGACTGACATCTTCAAATTGATAGTTTGGTGTTGTAGAAACTCCCGTTGGGTCATTTCTAGTGTAGAGAAGACCAATAAATTGTCTTCCTATTTCAGATCTATCTCCTAAAACATCAGAAAAGATATATCTCTCTGGAGCTTCAAAGAATCTAATTTTTCTAATACCACTAGTGCTAGTATCATAAACTACATGAGGAGTTTGTACGACACCAGAGATATCAACAAGATATTGTTCAGGGTTAATACTATATCCAGTTGGAATTTCTAATTGACCATCTTCAATCTTATAGTCATACTTAGTGGTTGATAATAAATGAGATAACTCATTCAATGATACCCCCTGAGAATCAACAACTACTTGAAGTGAATCATATGAGAAATCATAATTAAAAATAACGTCAAAACTAGAATCTAAATCATAATCATCAGTTTCTAATAAAACACCCTCTACAAAAACAAAATAATCATGCTTAGATGCAACTGTTGGTTTATTAGCAAGAACTACAGGAGTGCCTGTGGTTACACTACCACTCGTAAATTCATTTTTAGTGAAATCTTGTGAGTATCTAACGGATACATGTGTATCTACTGGCAATGTAGTTGCAAAAGTAATCTGTGGTGTTGTTCCACCGTCCAGTTGTAATGTAAATGCTGAGTTTTCTTGGAGAATACCATCTACAAAAACAATCCAATTGTTTTCATCAATGCTAGAGAAAATACCAGTTGGGAATAAATTACTATCATTATCAATCAGAGTAAATGTATCTGTAGCACCTGTTACCTCAGTATTGAAGGAATAGATTACACTATTATCATTAAATTGTCTGTAAGACATCTTAATGCCATCTGGCATTGGTTCTCCAGCATTTCTTTGAGAGGTGAATTTAATAACTTTATCAGCATCAATCAATTCCCAAGAAGTACCATAAGTTTGAACAATATTGTCCAACATTACAACCATTTGATCGGGTTCGTACCCACTAATGTAGTTTGTTTGACCATTAACTACAGGTGTAATTGGATCAACAACTTTTAACTCAAATAAAGTTTCAACCCCATCAAATTGATCTGAGATATCTTCAAATACTCCAACAATAGAGGTCTTGATATTTAATACATCGGTCAGGAGTTTATTGGCAACATTTACTCTATCAAATCCATTATTCTTGGTTACCAAGTAATTATATTTCTTCCTAGTGCTCACTTCTTCTGCCGCAGTAGTACCAACAGCAGCAATAGAACTATTCAGTTTTGTAATTTGTCCTAAATTAGACCCAAGTACTTCAGTTTTAGAGAAAAGTTTATGTCCAGCTGGGTGTAAGGAATTTTCATAGTTAGTTCTCCAGGTTTCTGAAGGAACTCCAACACTGACTTCATATGCAAACTTTTGATATTTCTTACTATCTTGGATTTTTAATGCGTTTGCACCTAAGAATGAATCTGTTGTTAAGAACTGTTTTGGAGTTTGAACTACAGCACCAAGTTCAGCACTAGTTTTAACGACGAACAATTCATCAACAGTACCAACAGATTTAGTATTTACTCCATATAAAATATCATCCAATTCAACTTTAACATTTGGATTTTCAATACGAAGGACTGAATTATTAGGTTGCCACCCTTTAATTGCTGCTACAAAACCAAATCCAACTGGAACTAAATTGTTACTGACATCATTTCTTTGAATGATAACTTTTTCACCTGGAGCAAATGGTGACTTTTCAATAATTGAAGTTACTGTAGCAGTTCTTGCTAATACAATAGCTTCATAGTAGATTCCATTCTTTCCAGCAAGATCTCCAATTGCTCCAGTAGTACCATCACTTCTTAACCAATATTGATTGTCAAGAATTTGCAAATCTACTACGTCACCAGATGCTCTTCCCTTGAGAGAAACATTTCCAAGATATGCATAGAATGTAGTGCTTTCAATATATGAATAGATTCCATTTGCCTCATCATCTTGAGTGTCAAAGTAATATGCTCTTACTTTGAATGCATCACCTTCAATAAAGTATTGTTTAAAGTTAATATTAAATAAGATATCAGTCCCCGAAATAGCACTAATGTAATAGTACTTCTCAATGTTTATTGTTGGTGCTGAAGAGTATTTGTATCCAGGATACTCAATAGAAATTTCTGAGATGAGTTCATTAGCAATTG